CGCGCCGCGCCAGAACGTGCCATCCAGATCGCCATTAAGCGCCGCCTGGCCTTGTCTGGCGTGGTGTGCCATCATTCGCCCAATGCGGGCAAGCGCAGCGTGATTGGCGGCAGGATGCTCAAGGCAGAAGGCATGATTACGGGCTGGCCTGACCTGACGGTAGTAGGGCCTGACAAGCGCGTGGCGTTCCTTGAGGTGAAGGCCGAGAAAGGCCGCATTAGCGCCGCGCAAGACGACTGCCTCACCATGCTGCTCCGCATGGGCCATGACGTGGCGGTTGTGCGGTCGCAGGATGACGCGGTGCTGATGTTGCAGGAATGGGGATGGAACGTGAGATGAAAGACATTCGAGTAATCGTTATTGTCAAGAATGCAGTAATGCTTCGCGCCATGGAGCAGGCAGGCTTTACAACCGCGACGGAATTGGCGCGCGCATCGGGCGTCAATAACAGCACGGTTGGGCTTTACCTGAATTTGAAGCTCGCACCTTATCAGCCATGCGGCCAATTGCGCCCAAGCATTCTGCGGATTTCAGAGGTCTTAAAACGCCTGCCAGAGGACCTATTCCCGACGCCATTTTTGCGCCGCGCGCTGCAAACAAACCGCGTCACGCGCGACGTTGACGCGGCAAGTTTTCCGGCATTGATGCACGAAGCGCCGCCTTCCATCGCCTATGATCCTGAGCGCAGCTTGATTGTGCAAGACGCGGTTGCTTCGATGATGGATGCGCTCAATTCGATCAAGAATATGAATGGAGAAGTTGACACGCGTAACATTGCCGTGCTGAAGCATTATTACGGGCTTGAAGGTGGCGAGCCGTCAACCCTTGATGAAACAGCAAGACATTTCGGAGTGACGCGGGAGCGTGTGCGGCAGATTATTCTGAAGGTAGAGCGGCAAATCCGGCGTAAATTTAACCAGCCGCGTTATGAAGATGCAAAGAGCGCTATGCTGGAAATGATTGCGCCATGACCCCCGAACTTGTCCCATCCACTCTAGAAGAGCGCCTAGCCTTTTACGCGCGCTTCGCCCGCAACCTTGCCGAGCGGGTGCCGGACCCGGTAGAGGACGCTGAGCGCGAGGCGCATTTTGAGACATGGAAGCAGGGCAAGGAATGAAGCGCCGGTCAATCTATGATCCGCTTCCCGCGCCATCGGCGGCAGAGATCGCCAATGAATACGCGCGCATGTCGCGCGACAGTTTGGCTATGGCATTGGCCGCGATGGGATACAAGCGCGCGATATTTCAAGCGCCGCGCATTGGAACGCCGCTTTGGTATGAATACGCCATCTTGCGCGAGAGCCTAGACACGCGCGCAGACCGCGCCGATTGGCCTGTTCTTTTGTTGTGCCGTAACCGCAAAGTGCCTACCGTTTGGTTTTGCACCGTTTCATGTGATTGGAAAACCGACGGCGCCAAAGGGCGCGGCATTATCAGTTTAGCAAGTTTTACATGGGAGACGAGCGAGCATGAAGCCGCCCGCCGCATTCTTGAAGCAGTCGAACCGGACGTCCGACGTGTCAGACTATGACCCCGATGACTGGAACCGCGCCCTAACGGGTTCGGCACGCCAGCAGCGCGCCGTGGCGAAGTCCGCCCGGTCAGAAGCCGGCATCATGTCTTTTTCGGAAGAACAAGCCGCCCTTGCCTTTGCGGCAAAGCAGGAAGGCAAGATGGTTTGGGACCATACCGCAGGCCAATGGTTCATTTTCAGCAAGGGCAAGTGGACGGTTGACGGGATCGGCGAGGCCAATGACCGCGCCCGGCAATTCTTGCGCGACCTCCAAGCAACGCCCGGCATATCCGAGGGCGAGCGCAAGGCGATGGGCAAGCTGGCGTTCACGCGCAACGTCCTGGCGTTTGCACAGTCAGACACGCGCATCGCAGTGCATCAAGGGGTGTGGGATGCCGACCCTTGGTTGCTTGGCGTGCCGGGTGGCGTGGTGGATCTGAAAACAGGCAAGAAACGCGATGCCAAGCCCGGCGAATACATCAGCCGAAACACGCTTATAGCGCCAGCCGCGCCTTCATCCGATCCGGTCCTATGGCGCAGCTTCCTAATCGAAGCGACTGCCAATGACCCCGAGACAATTGCCTTCCTCCAGCGCCTTTGCGGGTATTTCCTGACCGGCGACGTGACAGAGGAAATGCTTGCCTTCCTGTATGGCAGCGGCGGCAACGGCAAGGGCGTGTTTGTCACCACAGTCACAACGATACTCGGCGGTTATGCCGTAGCGGCGCCCATGGGGGCCTTCACGGCAGATAGCCGCATGAACGTGGAGTATTACCGCGCCCGCATGGCCGGGAGCCGCCTTGTCACCGCGTCAGAGACAGAGGCAGGCCACGCTTGGGCAGAAAGCCAGATCAAGGAATTGACCGGCAACGAAGCGCCAGTGTCCGCGCGCCAGCCATTCGGTCGCCCGTTCGAATACTGGCCACAATACAAGCTGATGTTCGTCGGCAATCACGCGCCGCGCCTTAAGGGCCGCAGCAAGGCCATGGAGCGCCGGTTGCGGATTGTCCCTTTCGACAATGAGCCGGCGCAGCCAGACCACACTCTAAAGACCCGGCTAGAGGCAGAATACCCGGCCATCCTGCAATGGATGATCGAGGGCTGCCTTGCGTGGCAGCAGCAGCGCCTTGGCACCGCGCCCGCCATTGCGGCAAAAACAGCCGAGTATTTTGACCTTCAAGACGCTTTTGGCAGGTGGATTGCGGAGCGTTGCACCCTTGACGCAACTTTCAGCGCGCGGCCTGGCGCCCTTTACGCTGATTTCCGAAATTGGACCAAAGCGAACGGGGAACACGCCCCCAGCAACCAAGAATTTGCCGAAAATATCAATCGCCGCAAAGGCTTATTCCGTCGCCGCGTGCGGGGGCAGGATTGGGTTGGTGGCATCAAACTGAAGGAGATCGAAGATGAATTTGAAATCCCAACTTGACCTGTTTGACCCTGCCGGGGGGCGGAGGGGGCGATGCGATGGGGAGTTTTCCCAACCTTTTTCAAATACGGGCGCGCGCGCATATGCGCAGGTGGGGAGGTTTGAAAAAGTCCCTCCTCGCACCGCCCCCACCGCCCCCATCGCCCCCTGCGGGGTGGCGCCAGACCCCGCCAGCGCATATCCCACCAAGGCCAGCATCAAGGTGGCCTTTGACCAATGGACCGCCGATGGCCAACCCTGGCCACCCCCCGCCGGCCTGACCTCCGCCATCGCCGACCGGCTGATCCCGCGCCGGGCACCCCAGCACGGCAAGCGGTGGCGCTGATGGACATGACCCCTGCCCAAGTGGCGCGTGCCCATGCTGACGATGCGCTTGCTGAGGACTGCCTGCGCCGCGCCAGAGCCGCCCAGGACGGCTTGCAGCACCCGAACCTAGACCAAGCTAGCCGGGAATACCTGGAAGGGCTTGTAGCGCGGTTTAAAGCCCTTGCGGCGCGGTTGAAAGGAAGCTAAACATGAATAAAGCTGTCGCCATGACGAAGCCGAAACCCGCGCGCGCGCGCGGCCAATCAAGCCCCGAGGCCGACCTAGGCCCTGCCCAGCGCATCCGCAACGGCGCGCTTGAAATCGGGTTCCGGGCCGATCCAGCCCAGCCCAGCCGCACCGTGAAAGGCGCCCGCGTCCGAGTTTGGTATCATGCTGAATGGAGCGAGGGCCGCCTGACCGATGCCCAGCATGAGGCGGCGGACCGATACAGCCTTTGGTCAGAGGAGGCGGCGCTGCTGTCCGAGGGGAAGCCTGCCATGCGCGGCGGGCCAGGCGGTGGGGCGTTTAGCGGGCCATCGGATAGGCTGGTGTGGCTTCTGGCGCAGCTACGCGCGGCGGACGCGGCGCTGGATTTGCACCGAGACCCGGTCAAGCTGGCGATATGCTGGAACCTGACGCCGGAGCATCCTGAGGCAGTGCGGGTGGGATTACGGCGCTTGGCAGAGTTTTGGGGGATGTCATGAATACTTGGTGGGCGGCGCAATCGTGCGGACAGATCGTTTTCGAGGCCGCGCGCATTGCCAGCCGACAAGGTGAGGAAGTGCGGTGCAATTTCGTTTTGATGGATTGCGAGGTATTTGTCCGACCATTCGGGGCGCCACGTCCGCTTGCAACCTATCCGCGATTGCCTGCAACGTATTTCTGGCTTGGGGCGGAGGCGGAATAAACCCCTTGACAAGCCCCCGCCGGGCTTGTAGCGAGGGAATATAACTCACAATTGCGCCCGGAGCCGGAAAGGCTACCGGGCTAAAGCGGGCCGAGGCACAATGCGGACCAAGACCACGCGCGTCGGCAATGGCCCCGGCCACGGCGGACCGGCCAGCGGCACGCCCGCACAAGGCGGAGGCTACGGGCCAGGCGCAGGCCCGGCCAAGGCGTTTACCAGCGAGCAACAGCCGACCGGCGAGGCCAAGTCCGCCGGCAAGGAAGTGGCCGCCGAGATCAAGGCGCAAATCGCCGCGCGCAAGGAAGAAATCCTCGCCGCGCAATTCACGCGGGCCTTGGACACGGCGCACCCGCAAGGCCACGCGGCGGCTAAGGATTTATTGGACCGGATCGCGCCGCCTGAGAGCAGGACGGACGTGACCACGAATGGCGAGCGCCTAGGCTACGTCATCATGGCGCCAGCAGAGGCAGAGGACGCCGAAGCATGGGCGAGACAGCATCAGCCCCAAGCGTAGTTTGGCGCCCCCAGGCGGGCCCGCAAACGGCGCTGCTGACCTGCCCGGTCTTTGAGGTTTTCTTCGGCGGGGCACGCGGCGGCGGCAAGACTGACGGCATGTTAGGCGAATGGGCCGTGCATGCTGACCGCTACGGCAAGCAGGCGATAGGCCTGATGGTCCGCCGCACGCGGACGGAATTGCAGGAAACATTCGAACGGGCGCGGGCGTTGTTCACACCATTGGGCGCGCAATTTACCAGCGTCCCGATGCGTTGCGTGATGCCAGGCGGGGCAAGACTGACTTTCGCCTATCTTGAGCGCGACGCGGACGCCGAGAGCTATCAGGGCCACAGCTACACGCGGGTTTATGTTGAGGAAGCGGGCAATTTCCCGAGCCCGGCGCCGATCTTGAAACTGTTTGCCACGTTGCGTTCCGGTTCTGGCGTGCCGTGCCGAATACGCTTGACGGGCAACCCCGGCGGGCCTGGGCATCAATGGGTGCGGGCGCGTTACATTGACCCGGAGCCGATGGGTTGGCGCGTCATGAAGGACGATGTGAGCGGCCTGGAACGGGTCTATATACCGTCCCGCGTTGGCGACAACCGGCACTTGGGCGCAGATTATGTGGCGCGGCTGCGGGCGAGCGGTGCCCCTGAATTGGTGCGGGCTTGGCTTGAGGGCGATTGGTCTGTCATCGCGGGGGCGTTCTTTCCCGAGTTTGACATGGGCCAACACGTCATCGCGCCGCGCGAATTGCCTGAGCATTGGTTTCGGTTTCGGTCTTTGGACTGGGGCAGCGCTAGGCCCTTCTCGGTGGGCTGGTGGGCCGTGTCTGACGGCGAATTGGCGGACATCCCGCGCGGCGCGCTGGTGCGATACCGCGAATGGTATGGCAGCACTGGCAAGCCAAATGAGGGCTTGCGAATGACCGCCGAGGAAGTGGCGCAGGGCATCGCGCAACGTGAGGCGGGCGACCCTAAGCCTGAGAATGGCCTGCATGGTGTGGCAGATCCGGCCATCTTTGCCAGCGATGGTGGGCCATCGATTGCCGAGCGCATGGCGCGCGCGGCCAAGGTTTTCTTCCGACCGGCGGACAATGCCCGCGTGTCACGTCAAGGCGCGCTTGGCGGGTGGGATCAAGTGCGGGCCAGGTTGCGCGGTGACGAAACCGGGCCGGGCTTGCTGATCTTCAGCACGTGCCGCGACCTAATCCGCACGTTGCCAGCGTTGCAGCACGATCCGGACCGCCCGGAAGATGTGGACAGCGACGGCGAGGATCACGCGCCGGACGAGGCGCGTTACGCTTGCATGAGCCGCCCTTGGGTGCGGCAAAAGCCCGTGCATCAGCCGGGCGCTATTGTATCGGTTGGCGCGTCAAATACCGCCACCTTCAACGACTTGTGGAAAACCGCACCGCGCGCTTCGCGGTGGTGATGGAGTTCAAGCCATGTCTATGAATGCGCCGTTTTCACCCGGCGAGACGCTCACGCTTGCCGTGACGGATGCCAGCAGCAACGCCAGTTTTGGTGCGGCGGGGGCGCAGGCTTCCGTAATTGAGGTGCAGAACCTGGGCACGCTGACTTGCTTCATTGCCTTTGGCTCGACCGCAACCACGGCGGGCTATCCGATTGGCGCGGGGCAGTCTAAGGTGGTCAGCAAGGCGCCGGGTATGGCGCAGATCGCGGCCATTTGCGCAACCGGGCAAAGCACGACGCTTTACATCACGGCTGGCCAGGGCCGGTAACTTGGGCCAGCGCATCAACACGCGGTTGCGGGCTGGTGGTAGCGCTGGCGGCGCCGTGTTTGATTTTATGGCAGGCGGTCTTGATCCGCGCATCAGCATTGAGCGGGCATCTTCCGCTTGGCACTACAATAGCGCGGGAAATCTGGTGGAAGTCGGCAGCAATGTTGCGCGCTTTGATTATGACCATGCCACGTTGCAGGCACGCGGTTTGCTGACCGAAGGCGCCCGCACCAACATCGCCTTGCATTCGCGCGATTTTACGCAAAGCGCATGGGTCAAGACCAACATCACCGCCGCGTTGAACGTCACTGGCATTGACGGCGTTGCCAATAGCGCGTCACGGTTGACCGCCACGGCTGCCAACGGGACGGCGCTGCAAACCATTACCTCAGCCAGCGCTTCGCATGTCAGCAGCTTCTTCGCGCGGCGCATTACCGGCACCGGCACGGTGGAGATCACGCAAGACAACGGCGCGACTTGGACGGCCATCACGTTAACCAGCGCGTGGCAGCGCTTTGCAATTCCGTTTGCGACAATCGCTAATCCGGTGATTGGCTTCCGTTTGGTGACAAGCGGCGACGTGATTGCGGTTGACGTGGCGCAATGCGAGGTTGGCACTTTTGCGAGCAGCCCAATCATTACGGGCGCTGCATCGGTGACGCGGGCAGCGGAAACCGGCACGGCGAACATAACAACCGCTTCTGATTTTTCCCTTTTTGCCGAATTGGTTACGGATGCGAGACTTTCCGGCGCGGGCGGCTCCATCAATCAGCTTGTCGCGTTAGATGATGGAACAGTAAATAATTCTTTTGGGGTGGGGCAGCGCACAAGCGTATCGCCTACTTCAAGCTTGCGTGTGGTTATTTCGGGATCAACAACCAATCTTGCATTGGAAACATTGAGCATTGGAGCCATTCACAAGCATATAGGCGCATATTCTGGTGGCAACGTGGCATATTGCGCTAACGGTGGATCGGTAGCTACGCAATCAAGCCTATCCTTACCGCCTTTGAATAGATTGCGTTTTCAATCTTTTGGCTCCGCTGGCGCTAACTCCATCACTTACATGCGCCGCATTGTGATTTATCCAACCAGCCTATCAAGCAGCGTTTTGCAGGCGCTCACCGCATGACCTGGACCTATACGTTCCACCGCTTCACCAATCGCGCGGCTTTTGACGCGGCCTATGACGCGGCAGGTTTTCCGCGTGAAGATGGGCAGATCGCACCGCCTGAGACCGTGGCGCTGGACGTGTGCGGCACGTTGCATGACCCTGCGCAATACAATGCCCAGGGCGTCATGACCAAGCCGCCCGCAGCGCTGCAAGGCTATCACGTCAACGCGGCATGGGCTGGCGAAGTGCCTGATGCCTTCAAGTCTAGCTTGGTTGTGCCAACTGCCCCGAGGAGGGTTTTCGCGTAATGTCGCAGGAACCCGACGATCTTGATTATGACACGCCTGCCGGTAAATATCGCCGGTGGATTGTCGAGATCGAGCAGGCCGATCAGTGGTGCAATAACTGGTATCAAACGGCGCAGCGATGCTTGGACCGGTATCGCGACGAGCGGAAGAACGCGTCTTCATCGGATGACGGCGAGCGCCGCATCAACATCTTTTGGTCAAACGTTTCCACCTTGCAGCCGGCGCTTTACGCGCGCCGCGCTAAGCCGGTGGTTGAACGGCGCTTCAAGGATGCTGACCCGATTGGCCGCACGGCGGCGGAAGTGCTTGAGCGCGCCGTTACCTTTGCGACTGACAGCGACCAATTCGACGAGGTTATCAAGCAAGCGCGCGATGACCGGCTAATCGTGGGCCGTGGCACGGCCTGGCTGCGCTATGTGCCGCATTTTGAGAAGATGCAGCCGCCGACGCCTTCCGAGGGCGTGGGCATTACTGACGACGCTTCCGAGTATGAAGCCGAGACGCCAGAAGAACCCGGCGATATGCTGGTGTTTGAGGAAGTGGCGCATGACTATGTGGCGTGGCGCGATTACCTTATGTCGCCGGCCAAGACCTGG